TCCGCGGCATCGGCGACGCCGCCCAGATAAGCGCTCTGGTCCGGAATGTCTATGCCGGGATCGGCGGCGACCCGTGGACTGACCCTGGTTTGAAGGATGGGTACCCTAGCCAATCGTCAAACCCCCTGCCCTACCGGTGTCATAGGCCGTGGAAAGCAATGTGGTTCCGGCCCGGAAAAAACTGTTGCCCTGCGCCCTGGACCCGGAAAGCCGCTCGAACCCGGCAGACTGCCGCAGCCGTGTGGCCCGGATATCCCCGCCGGCGCGGACAAGCCGCTCATCGGCCCTTGCCGTTCTGGTGTTCTGCGCCTGCAACAACAGGGCGGTGCCGGTATTGGCCGACCCCCCGCCCCCGGATTGGATCGCCCTTGCCCTGGCCAGGAAGGCGTTGTTCTCCTGCTCCAGGTTCCTGGCTTCGAGTTCGGCCAGTTCCTGCTCCTGGGCGGCCTGCTGCTCCATGATTTGGGCGCGCTGCCGGGAATCGGCCTGCGCCTGCGCGCCCTGGCTGATCGACCCTATCGCGCTGATCACGCCGAGACCGGCGGAAATCGCTTCCATCGGCCCCAGCGTCAGGGCGCCTATCGTGACGGGATCGAAGCACATCGCTACATTCTCTCGTTGATGGCGAGGTCGAAGGGCATACCCCGCACCGTGCAGGGTCCGTGATCGCCCTCGACATAAATCCGCGTATCCGGGCCCCACGCCCCGGAAATCGCCAGCATCTTGGTTTGCCCGGTATAGAGCGGCGCCGGCAGGGTCGTGGCATCCGCGACCTGGCGCAGTTCCACGGGCTTCGTCGGGGTTTCCTCGGTTCCGAAGAACAACGAATTCTCCGCCGTCTCCAAAAGGTTGAACCCGACCTTCTGCGGCACCTTGTTCTTCCCCGTCGCACTGCCCGCCTGCGCGCCATAGGCAAGCTGCAGGGACTTCCATTTATGCCGGTAGCCCAGCCCGACCTGCGCAACGGACGCGGCGCGGTCCAATGTGATCTGGCCGGACGCCACGGTCTTGTCGGTCTGCAAGGCCCCATCCGCCCAAATCTTCACCGTCTCCCCTTCCAAATGGTCGAGCCCCGTGATCGTCGTCGTCGACGAGCCGTCATAGGTCACGATGCTGTCGAAGTAATAGGCGTCTTCCTGGTCGTCCTCGTCGCCGTTGTAGATCTTCTCGAAAACCTCGACATAGCGCTTGGTGGCGCCGTTGATGGTGCGTTTGACGATCAGCCAGACCTCATGCCGGCCGGTCGAATCCTTGACCTGTCCCGCCCCGTCGGTTCCGGGGATCGTGGCGATGCTTTCCACCACGGCGTCGCCTGACCCGAAAGAGCCCCCCAGGATATGCCTTGACCAGCCCAGGATTTCCTGTTCCGGCTGATAGGTCAGCGCCGCCAGCACCCCGTCATTCCTGACGCACCAGACAATCGAATCCGGCTCCTGCGCATAGGCCATTTCCCGGACCCCGGTCTTCAGAACGCGGTCGTTCAGAATGGTGAGGTCCAGGGATTGATAGGCGTCGTCGTTGAAACTGTATCCGTATTCCAGCAGCTTCCGGTCGGTGCGCTGGACGTAAAGCTGCCGGTTCCGGGCCTTCAACGCGGCCACGGTTTCGGACCCGCCGAAGGTGGTTTGCGGGACGGCATCGATATCGCTGGGCAAAAGCCTCTGCCCCTCGCTCTCGACCGTCCATTCCCCGCCCACGGTGCCCAGCGCAAGCCTTCGGCGATAGCTGGCCCAGACGATGGTGTTGACCTCCTCCGCCGCCATGCGGAAGGAAAAGGCGTCGTCGTCCTCGACCGTGTCGTTCAGGTTGTCTTCCGTGAAGTCCTCGATCGCGCCGGACTGGGACAGATAGAATTTCTGGGGCTCGTCCGATGTCGCGGCCATGAACATGCGCTGCTGCACGAAGGCGATGACCCTTGGGTGCCCCGTGGTGGTGCTGAACTCCCCCAGTTTCCATTTCGATTGCCCCGATGTCGGGAAATCCACGGTGCCCTTCCGGTCCACGGAGACAACCGTCGTGGACGTGTGCGCCGTGATGACGCCCCAGGCCCATTTGCTGGCGGTTCCGTTATAGATCCGGATCAGCCTTCCCACATCGGTGGTCTGGAACCCGGCCCCGTCGTTGATCCCCGTAACAGCGGATGCCGTGACCGTGATCCCGAAGCCTGAAGCCGCCCCCGGCGTCATCGTGGTCGCTGTCGTGTTCTCGTCCCCGAAAGGGCCGTCGGTGAGCAGCACCTCCTCAAGCGACCAGCGCAGATCCCCGAACCGTTCAAGACGATAGACCGGGTGGGTTTCCGATGCGGTATCCGACCCCCTGGCCAGATACAGCACATCCGGGGACTGCGCGTATTTCAGGAAAGGAAGATCGCTTGACGTGTAGGGTGTCGCGATTTCCAGCGGCTCGTTGTCCAGAATGGCGACGTCGTCGATCTTCTTGGTCTTGTCGTCCTCGTTCCTGAACTGCAGGAAGACCGAGGAATTCGTCGCCGGGTCGAAATCCAGGGCGTGCCAGCCCGCGCCGGCCACGAAATCGTTGACGATATCCGTCGCACCCGATGTCGACCCGACCCTGACCTTGACCGTATCGCCGGGCGCGCCATAGACGCGGAACCGGACGACATGGACCGTGGAGCGGAAACTGGCGCCGATGGCGATTTCCTGCTCCGCTATGGCGGTCTGGCTGGCATCTCCCACAAGGTTCATCATGTCCAGCGTGGAATCGTGGCTGATCGCCGCGGTGCCGCCCGTGGACTGGTCCGTCCATCCGGTCACGCCGCTGTCGAAGGTGCCGTTCGTGATCGCGGCATCGGTATCCTCGACCGCGACCCTGGCTTGAAGCCGATAGAAGCGCAGCGTCGCGTTGCCGAATTCCAGGCCATAGGCCCGGATCGTGGAGAACTGGAACCCGATCATCCGGTGGAAGGAGGAAGAATCCGCTACCTCCTTGATAAAGCGGGACGCCGGGCGGCGGGTCCATGCCCCTTGCGGCAGGGGCAGAATGTTCAGGAAGCGTGCGCCGGCGCTCGCGTATTTCGCGAAGTCGACGCGGGCGTCCATCCGCTCGCCGTATTCCCCCGCATTGAAATCGTTGAACGCGGGCCCGACGCGCATCTACCAGCCGTCCCTGTCGGACCCGGAATACCGGGCCGTGACCCAATCCGAGTCCGGCCCGAAATCGTCCTCGCCGTCGTCGATCGCGTCGTTGCTGTAGGCCCTGGGAAGGGAGACCCGCTCGAACCGGTCCAGATGGTCCTGCGCCAGGGCGCGGGAGCCGGGAAGGTCATAGGCGAACTTATGCGCCAGCAGGTCTTCCAGGGCGGCCCGGAACAGGGGCGAGAACTTGTTGGGGTCCGTCAGGTCGAAGATGAACCTGGCATAGATGTCTTCCGCGCTGGCGGCGATGCCGGGCATCTCGATCTTGAAGTCGCGCAGCTTGGCCCGGCCGACACTGTCGATGAACATCCCGACCGGGCGGATCATCCCCGCAGGACGCTGGTAGTAGTACGAATATCCGAAGGCCGGGGTCTCAGAGAGGCGGGCCAGCTTCTGGCGCTTCAACGCGAAGGTCCACCCCGCGCAGGCCAGCAGGTATTGCCGGGACTCGTCATAGACATCGCGCACCGAAAGCCCGGTCTCCGTGGTCTCGGTCAGCGATTGAATGACGGTGTTGTCGACCTTCCGCAGCGCGCGGTTGATGATGTCGACATCCGATGTCGCCATTTAGGCGGCCTGTTTCGGAATCGGGAGTTTGCCGACGGCCATGTCCTCGGCTTCTTCCTGGTCCTTGGTGACGTAGACCGCCTTCTTGGTCTTGATGTCGCGCACCGCGAAACCGGCGCTGCCCTGGTTCGTCACATAGAACGGCGCATCGGCCTTGGGTCCGCCCTCGGCGGCCGGGTCGGGAACGGCGAGCGGGTAGCCGGGTTTCGGGAACAGGTGCACGGCGTCGCGCTCCGAATAGCTGACCACGGTATCGGCGATCGCGGCGACGCGGGTCTTCCCGTCTTCCTTGACGATCTGCTGCAGCTTGACCTCATCGCCGGCGCGCAGATGGTTCCGCAGCGGCAGGAAGAAATCCGGGTCCAGCATGTCGTCGACCGGGCAGACGTCGTGATAGGTGAAGGTCGATCCGTGGGGCGCGGCGTCGCCCAGGACCAGGTTCGGCGCTTTGGCGCGTTTGTCGGTTATTTCTGCTTCTCCTTGGCAACGAATTCATAGAAGTCGACGCAGCCCTTCCCGACCTCGCGGGTTTCGACGAGGCGGATCGGGTAAGACATGCGTTTGCGCCCCTCGTCCTGGATGTCGCGGACGAAGGCGGCGCCGTTCTCGGCATAGGCGATCATGAGTTTTCCTAGGGTTGGAGGTAGTCCATCAGCCAGTCGATCTCGTCCTTGCAGGCCTGCCAGTAGACAACGGCGTCGCGTTTCTCGGGGATCGTCTTGCCGGTTTTTTCCATCTGCTCCGCCAGTTCGACGATGCGCAGCGTGATGGCTTGGGGAAGGTTGGCGTCCTTCAATATGTGAAGTTCCTGGCGCGCCCGTTTCAGGCATTCCATCTCGATCACGGCGGCCTGGTGCGCGTCCTTGGCCTGCTCGTAAATCTCGGCGGTCTTTTCCTGCTTCAGACGTGCCTTGGCGTTCAGGGGGTCGTCCTGCCACATCGGATACGGGATCGGCTCGAAGGCGATGCCGCTGTCGGCCAGACGGGAAATCCTGATCCCCAGTTCCTTGGCCATCGCCATGCAGTGGCGCAGACCGATAAGCTGGTAGCGATACTCGGTCCCGAATTCCATATCGACGCCGAACAGCGCAATTTCGTCGCCGTTATCCTCGCCCCTGCCCGGCTCCGGGCGCAGTTCCAGGATCGCCATGAACATGGCCCAGGAAAAGCTGGACTTGATGAAGAAGGTGCCGAAGCGTTCCGCGATTTCACGGGACGGAAGCGGCTTGACCTCGACCCCATCGATCGGGAACAGCCCCCATATCTCGGCTCCGTTGGCCTGCCATTTCCGGCATTCCTCGGTGAGCCCCGCGCCTCTGCCCGGCGATTCCGCCGCCATGCGGTGCGGTTCGATGACGCGGTGAATGTTTTCCGTATGACCGTACCCGACGACCCACCGTTCCCAGGTATCGTCTTTCCACGGGGCGTGGACTGCGGAAGGTGCGGTTCCGATGATGGCGATTTTGCGCATTGATGCTCCAGAAAAGAGAGGGACGGCCCCGAAGGACCGCCCCGTCTCGTCAAACACCCTAGGCCAGGGTGCCGTAGGTGCCGCCGAGGATCGCCCAGCGGGTGGTGGAAACGGCCAGGAGTTCGACCCACTGCGTTTCCGCGTTGAGCGGAATCGTGCGGTCGCCCTGGGCGTTGACAGTGACGCCCGTCGCCGAAGTGACGACTTCGCGGGTTTCCGTCGCCGTCCCGGTCACCTGGACCCGGACCTTCGCACCAACGACCGGGGTCGGAAGCGTGAAGGTCGAGCCGGTGCCCGAGCCGATTTCGGAGAACCCGAACGCCAGGGTAGCATTGGCCGCCGAGACATCGCCGTTATACGGACCGTCGCCCCCGATGGGGGTCGTGGTCACGGCGCCCGACGACAAGGACTCGACGCGGAGAACGACCTCGCCGTCCGAACAGGACGCCGCGATCTTGTCTCCGACAACCAGGTTCAAGGCGTCGTCGGTGTTGTTGAAATACCCCGAGGCCGCAACCGTGGCCATGGAGTCCGAGGAGGCGTCGTACTCATAGGTAAAACGCCCC